AGGATTTGAGGAAAGAACGTCAGAGGTTCGATAAGAACAACTTCCAGGGCGAAAGCGGTGGCCTCCTGCTGTTCGGCAACCAGTTCAGCAACATCCAGCAGATCCGCCAGGAAGGATACAAGGTTGATCCGGAGCAGAAGAGGCAGATCAAGGAAAACGTGCTGGACTACTTCGGTGTCAGCGAGAACGTATTGCAAAACAAGGCGTTGGGTGATGAACTCGACGCCTTTTTCAACGGAGCCATTGAGCCGTTCAGCATCAAACTGAGCGAGGCCATGACAAACATGGTCTTCTCGCAGCGCGAGATCAACGGCGGAAACAGCATCCTTTTCACAGCGAACCGGCTGCAATACATGCCGGTGGCCCAGAAGATCTCAATGGTCAAGGAACTGGGCGACCGTGGATTCCTGATGATAGACGAGGGCCGCGAGTTGTTCAACTACGCACCGCTGCCTGACGGAAAAGGCCAGCACGCACCGATCCGGGGAGAGTATTACATGGCGGACGAGGGCAAGCAGAACGATGACAAAACGGGCGGAGGGTCGGGTGACGACGCCGCAGAGGAGGGCGAAAACGATGAATAAAGAAACGCGGGCGTTCAGCTTTGAGGTCCGTGCCGAACAGAACGAGGACCACGGCACGTATATCACGGGAACGCCGATTGTATTCAACCAGGAAACGGACCTGGGGTTCTGCCGGGAAAGCATCGCACCGGACGCTCTGAAAGACACCGATCTGAAGGACGTCCGGTTTTTGATTGGGCATAACACCAGCATGATCCCGCTGGCCCGGAGCCGGAACAACAACGAGAACAGCACCATGCAGATGTCCGTCACGGACGAGGGCATGGACATCCGCGTGGATCTCGACACGGAGAACAACGCGGAGGCAAGGTCGCTTTATTCCGCCGTCAAGCGCGGGGACATGTCCGGCATGTCCTTCATGTTTGCGGTTGATAAAGACAGCTGGGACGACCTGGACACCGACCACCCGAAGCGGACGATCACGTCCATCCGGAAGGTGTACGAGGTGTCGGCGGTCGCATTCCCGGCCTATGAAGGCACGAGTATCCAGGCTGCATCCGAAGGCGACACGCTGGAGAGCGTGAAAGCCTCGCTGGAGAGCGCAAGGGCGCGGCTGGCGGAAGAACGGGCCGAACAGGCCGAAACGGAACGCCGGACGGCGTTGCTGGAACGGCTGAAAAAAATCACGGAGGTGTCAGACAGTGAAGTTTGACGAAATGAACGCCGAGCAGCTGGAAGCCAGACTGGCTGAACTGACCGACGAGACCAGCGAAGAAAAGCGGGATGCGCTGGATAACGACGCACTGGAGGCCCGGATCACCGAGATGGAAGCCATCCGTGCGGAACTGGATGCCCGCAAACAGGCCCACGCCGAAGAGGCGCGCATGGCCGAAGAAGCCGCAAAGAAAAGCGGCAAACCTATCATTGAAAGCGAGGTAAAAAACATGTACGACGTGAACACTGCCGAATACCGCGACCTGTGGCTGCGGAATCTCCAGGGTAACCTGACCGATGAAGAGAAGCGGGCCTATGCGTCCACAACACCAACGCTGTCCCGACGATGGTCAGCGACAAGTTCTTTGAGAAGCTGGTCAAGCTGGCCCCGATGCTGAGCGAGATCACCCTGCTCCGCGTCGCCGGTAATCTGAAGTTCGTGTCCGAAGGCGTCCGCAACTCTGCCGACGCGGGCCACACCGAGAACAGCGCGAACGATCCGTCCGCCGACACCACCGTGTCCGTCACCCTGGGCGGCTATGAGTTCCTGAAGATCCTCCAGATCTCCCGGACCGCCAAACTGATGAGCATCGACGCCTTTGAAGGCTGGCTGGTCAACATGCTGACCGGCGACATTGCCCGCAGCATCGACAACTACATCATCAACAACGGAACGAACGGCTTCGTGACCAAGGTCACCTGGACCACGAACACCAACCAGATCGTGAACACCGAAGGCTATACCTACGGCAACATCTGCGACCTGATCGCGCTGCTGCCCGCCGCCTACGATCCGGAAGCGAAGTTCCTGGTCAACAAGAAGACCCTGTACGGCGACATCGCGCAGATCGTGAACAGTTCCGGTGATCCCATCTTCGTGCCGAACACCGTGACCGGCGTCGGCGGAATGCTGATGGGTTATCCGGTGCTGGTGGACGATTACGTCTCCACCGCGAACAAGGCCCTGTACCTGGGCAAGTGGACCGACATCGTGGGCAACCTGTCCGAGGACATCAATGTGGAGAGCGACGCGAGTGCCGGATTCACCGCGAACGCGATCATGTATCGCGGCGTCGCCGTGTTCGACTCCCAGCCCGCGAAGACCGACGCCTTCGTGCGCCTGGTGTCCACCACCTAATGATCTGAAGGCGACGGCCTTACAGATACGCCCGGACGGACTTTGATCCTTTCGCCGTCCGGGCATTTCCTTTGAAAGGATCGGAAAGGATGAGGAAAGATGAAAACGATGATTGCGGTCCCTTGCCTGGACACGGTCCAGACGGAGTTTGTGCAGAGCCTGGTCGGACTGAAGCCGGTCGGACAGATCCGGCACGCCTTCCTGTCGTCCTCGCTGATCTACAAATCACGGACGGACCTTGCCCTGATGGCCCTGGCGGAAAAGGCGGACTACATCCTGTGGCTGGACAGCGACATGGTATTCCCGCCGGAACTGCTGGCGGATCTGATGGAATCCATCAAAGGACGGGACATGGTCGCGGGCGTGTGCCACATGCGCCGTCCGCCGTACACGCCGGTCCTGTACAAAAAGCTGCGGCAGGGGTTCACTCCTGCGGAGAACGAGAGCGAGAAATACGTGGATTACCCGAAGGACGGGATCTTCCCGGTGGAGGGATGCGGTTTCGGCTGCGTCCTGATGAAAACGGAAGTCGTCCAGAGCGTGGTCGATAAGTACCACGATGTATTCGCGCCGCTCCCCGGATACGGCGAGGACCTGTCCTTCTGCATCCGCGCACGCGGCTGCGGATATGAGATCCACGCAGATCCCCACATCCAGGTGGGCCACAAGGCCAGCACCATCGTTACGGACAAAACGTTTGAGGCATACCGGAAAACGGGTGTCATGGAGGGATAACGATGCTGAACGAGTGCAGGACTGCACTGAAGATCAATGGCTCCACGCTGTACGACGCAGACCTGTGTTCCCTGATGAAGGCGGCAGTGCTGGATCTCAAGGCTTCCGGAGTCGTGATCCCCGGCACGGTATCCTTCACGGAAACAACGGCAGGGATCACGGACAACAGCAGTCTGAAAGACCCGCTGGTCATGCGGGCCATTTTCTCGTATGTGGACTGGCAGTTCTTCCGGAACGCCGGGAACGTCGATAAGCGGCGGGAAAACTACGAGATCCAGAAGACCCAGCTGATGCACGCATCAGACTATACCGACTACGGCGGTGATGTCGAATGATGCGGGCGGATGTGATCGACCTGATCAAAGAGAACCGGACGGGCCACGGAGTGCATGAGGTCGTGACCGATACGGAGCGGACCGTCATGTGCATGGTGGAGAGCGTCCGGCGGAGCGAGTATTACGATGCGTCGAACGCCGGGTACAGACCGGAGTTTGTTTTCAAGCTGGCTCTGGCGGAGGACTACCAGAACGAACGGCTGCTGAAATACAAGGGGCAGAAGTATCGGGTGGTCCGCACGTACCGGACGGACGACGAGGGCATCGACATCACGGCGGAGAGGAGTGACGAGAATGGCACGGACGAGAACAGTACAGACGCCGCAGACAGTGACAGTTAACGCCATCGACAAGATCGTGGCGAAGCTGAACACGCTGGAGGGCATCGAGTTCGCAAAGGACGCATGGGTGAACAAGGCCCCGGAGAACTACGGCGTGGTGGAACTGAGCAGCACGGCGCGGCAGCTGTGGGCGGACGGACATCTGACGGACTCCTCCTGGAACGTGGTGGTGACGGCGTATGTGGCGGACGACAGCGACAAGTATCCCGCGATGATCTACGAAAAGCTGGTCGCGCTGGAAGACGAGGGCATGATCGACCTGACGCATACGAACAACCGGGAGTTTGACTACCAGACCGGGAAGGTCCGCTGGCAGTGGATGGTCATCATGTGGGGTCCGCTGGAGTGGGAGGAACCGGTCACGGGGACGTGATGAAATGGCAAAAATGGTCGAATACGGCAGCAGCCTTGACCAGGTGGACGGAAGCCTTGCAAGGCTGAGCCGTGGAACCGTGAAGCGCATCGTGATGGCTGGAGCCGAAGCATGCGTGGAGGAAACGCGGAAGAATGTGGAAGGCTACCGGCATGTTGTGACCGGGAGCATGATGCAAGGCGTCGCGCCTGGACAGTATCACGAGGATCTGAACAGCGGATGGGTGGACGTCTATCCGCAGGGCGAGGACAGCCGTGGCGTGAGCAACGCAAAGAAGGCATTCGTGATCAACTACGGCTACGGAGGCCATAAGACGGCAAGGACCGGCGACAAATTCATCACGGGACAAGTCAAAAACATGCAGACGGTCGTGTCAAAGGCCATGCAGACCGAAAGCGACCGAATCATTCAAGAAGTGAACGGAGGATAACACTATGGCGAAAATCGGAATCAAGTGCCTGACCTACGCTCCCTATACGAGCGGCGGCGACGGCAGCGCGATCAGCTATGGCACGGGAACCATGCTGAACGACTACATGATCCGGGCGGACGTCGGTGAAGAGCGTGTGGACGTGGACTTCTACGCGGACGATCACAAGATCGACACGGAGAACAGCATGACCGGGGCCACGCTGGCCCTGGAACTGGCGAACATGACCGACGCTCTGGAGAAGGCGTTCCTGGGGTATGTATCGGAAAGCACCGCCAGCGGCGCGGATCTGCTGGTCACGGACGCGGCGGCTCCCTTTGTCGGCTGCGGGTTCTACCGCAAGGAACGTTTCAAGGGAACGATCACCTGGAAGTGCTACTGGTTCTACAAGATCCAGTTCAACCGGGACAGCGACAGCACCACGACCAAGGGTGAAAACCTGGACTTCCAGACGGAGAGCGTGAACGGCGACGCCCTGGGCGTGCAGCTGGTGAACGCTGGGCCGGTCCTGTACTACGCGATCTGCCGGAAGGACAGCGAGGCGAACGCCATCGCGTGGCTGAAGACCAAAGCGGGCATTTCGTGACGACAACGGGGCGGGGGTTACTCCCCGCTCCGGTTTTTTGAAAGGAGAAGGGATCAATGGTTAAGCTGAAGATTGGAGAGACAGAATACGGTCTGCGGATGGACATGTACGCACTGGAGCAGATCGAGGACGAGTTCGGGGACCTTAAAAACATGTTTGAAAAGATCCAGAACGGCGGAAGCAAGGCGTTGCAGAAGCTGTTCAAGATCCTGGCGAACTCCCAGCTGGCGTATGAGGGGAAAGAGGAGACGGTCACGGGAGAGGAGATCAAGCGGCTGAAGGTTTCGGCGGTTGCCGGGATCGGTCAGGCCATCCACGCGGCTGTCGCGGAAGGAATGAAAAGCGAGACCACGGACGGCGCGGAAGCGGACGACGAGGTCTTTGACGTATATTTGCAGGAGATTGAAGCAAAAAACTGAAGGACCGGCGCGGGACGCGGGTGCGTGAGTATTACGGATACGCTCTCGTCGCCGGGATCAGCGTGGAAGACGCCCGGAGAATGTATCCGGGTTTTATTCGTGACATGTTCACGATCCGGTACAAGTACGACATCAAGCTGATGGGCGGAACAATCGGGCGGAGAATGGGTCTGTGAGGTGACAGGGTTGGCAAACGACATCAAACAGCGGATCGTCCTGGACGGTGAGCAGGAATACAACCGTGCGCTGGCGGAGGCCAGACGGAACCTGAAGACCCTCCGGAGCGAACTGAAGGCTGAAACGGCGGAACTGGGCGCGAACGCCACCGCACAGCAGAAGAACGAGGCGAAGGTCAAGAGCCTCCAGAAGCAGATCAGGGAACAGGAAAAGGTCGTAAAGACCTACCAGGAAGCGTTGGCGGAGGTCCGGGAAAAGTACGCGGACAACGAGGACGCCATCGCAAAGTGGGAGCAGAAGCTGAACGACGCCAGGACCACGCTGGCGAACATGAAAAACAGCCTGGAAGACACCGGCAAGGGCATGGAGAAGATCGGCGACAGCGCACAACTGAGCGTGATCGCCGCGAACAGCCTCGCGGACAGCCTGGGCAAGGTTGCGGAAGCCGGGAGCATGATCAGCGGAGCCTTGGAGGAGGCATTCAAGGGCATCGTCGGCAAGATCAAGGACACGATCACGGAGGTAATGGAAAGCGTGATCGACCTTGCTGCGCGGTCGAACAACATCGTGGACCTTGCGGGTTTCTGGAACACGGACCCGACCAAGATCCAGCAGTGGGCCGGGGCGGTGTCCTATGCGAGCGCATCCCTGGAAGACATCAGCAACCTGGTCACAAAGATCAACGCGGCGGATGCGAAGAAGGTCGCGGAACTGACGGGCGTATCCAACGAGAATTACGAGGACCAGTGGGAATACGCCATGCAGGTCATGAACGCGATGAGCGAAATGACCACCAAGAACCGGAACAACGCGGCGTTTGAGATCTTCGGCGGCAGACAGGCCACCAAGGCGTTTGACCTTCTGAACGACTGGGACACGGTGCTGGAACACCTGGAACAGTTTGACGCGGAAAACGGCGGTTTCGGCCTGACGGAAGAACAGTTGAGCAACATGTCCGACCTGTACGACAAGGTGAACGGACTGAAGCAAAGCTGGCAGTCTCTGAAGGATATGGCTCTTGTCAATCTGACAGGGAACCTTGCGATGAACGTCACCGGAAACCTTCAGAACATTGTCGATGCGTTCAAGGACTATTTTGCAGCAGACACCGCTGAAGACCGGGAAGCTGCGCTGGACCTGATCAAGGAAAGCATCGTGCAAATCTTTGAGAGCATCAGGGATGCGGTTGATGAAGGTCTCAAACTGCTCGGAGACCTTGCGGAGGAACTGAAGAGCAGCGAGGACGCATCCGTCCGGGCATTGGGCGAGATCCTGGACAAGATCGTCGGCGCATTGAAGTGGTTTGCAGATCCTGCAAACTGGCAGGAAGTCGTGAGGGCCTTTGAGGCCATTATCGGCGTATGGGCCACGGGAAAGATCACCGCCGCGCTCGGAAACATCGGAAGATTTGCGGGCGGCGTCGGGACGATCCTGCAATGGTTCAGAGGGAAAGGCTCCGGAGACGGAACGCAAGCACCGACCGGCACATCGACCGGAGGCGGAGGACTCGCAACGTGGCTGACCGGCCTGTTCCCAGGCCTCACAGCAAAGGTTACGAACGCGGCCTCCGCGCTCGGAACATTCGACCCGACCGGCCTGATGTCCCTGATACCGTCCGTACTGAGCGACCAGACGACGCTCGGACGGTGGCTGCGGAACGGATCGAGCCTCGGAGACGCGGCGAACGCCAGCTGGGAGACGATCAAGGCCAGCGCGGTGGAAGGAACGCACAACTTCACAAAGTATTTCACGGAAGACCTTCCGAACGCATTCTGGACCGCGCTGGGAATTACTCCGGAGGAGTTCAATACGTTCTTCACACGGCGGGACCAGAACGCAGACGCGGCGGAACGGCTTGCGACCGGCGCGGACTGGCGACCGGGATACCAGCAGGGATACGAAAGCAACTACTACAATCCGAACATGCCGAACATCCCGGCGGACTCATGGACAAACCAGAACCAGCTGACCAGCAGTGATATCAGCGACTTCCGTGGACTTCCCGCGCAGATGCTGAAGGCCGTGGCAAGCGGCGCGGCGAGCGGCGCGGCGGCTGGCGTGAGCGGGATCACGGTGAACCTGGACGGGCAGAAGGTCGGCATCCTTGTCGCGCCGTATGTGAGCCAGGAGATCGCAAGGGACATTCCTTAAAGGGGTGAAACAATGAAACTTCAACGGCGGGTAAGACTGGGCGACGTCTGGCTGGACGATCTTGATGACCGGATCGTGATCACGGCAATAGAACCGGAGGACGGGCGCGAGAACATCACCGCAGCGGAAACAGCGGCAGGGTCCGGATGGAGGATCACAAAGAAAAAACGGAACAACCTGGGCCTTGTGGTCAAATTCAGAATGCTGGAACACGGCAGGAACGCCGACGGAATGACAGAGCGGAGCCAGCTGCTGGAGAAGATCAACGCATGGGCCGCTCCGGGAGGAATCCTGCGGGTCAACTACAAACCCGGAAGGCGGCTGAACGTGGACGCGGTGCAGTGTCCCGGAGAAGGAAGCCTGTGGGACTACTCCAAAGAG